TGGGACTTACTGGATGAAATTCAAAGAAAATATTTCCCACAAACTATTCTTAATGAGTTTATACTTAAAGATCCTGACAAACTAAACAGAAGAATTCCAAGAGACGTAGACAGAGCAGTAGATGATTATATTAGACAATCTGGATTAAAAGAATCTGGAGTAGACAAACCTCGTTACATGGACGAAATAAATGACGAAACTATGTGTTATACTGATGAATGTAGAGCACTTGCTCCTCCCATGAGACTCTGTGCTCCCTGGGTTGACGACTGCCCAAAGCAGTGATATAATCCTCCCATACTTGCGGGTATAGTTTAGGGGTAAAATGCCATCCTTCCAAGTTGGAGTCACCAGTTCGAATCTGGTTACCCGCTCTCTAAATAAGTGAATTATGAAAAAGAAAAAATTCAATGAATTGATACAAAAACCACTGAGGTTTCATCACCAAGATATACATGAGGAACTTGAAGAAATTAAAAGGATGATTACAGATGTTAAAGATCAGATGCAAAAATTGCAATACAATATTGGAATCACATCCATCACAAACTAAATGTTGTGGATGTGATAACTTAACGTCAATTAAAAATGAAACTATCACTGCTATTGATTTGACAAAAGTAGAAATAGTTAGTAATATACTAAAGAAGGAAAGCAAAGATGTCTTAACTAGAGAAGACCTTGCTTTTCAAGAATCAAGAAAAAATCGTAAAGTTAGAAAACTGGAGTTTGAAATTAGATGAGTTGGGAGACCCCAAAGTTATCAAAACCTGACATAGAGGTTATTACCCTAGCACTGGACGACTACATATATTATTCCAAACAAGATGGAATAGACGTTCAAGAAGCAGAAAAAATGTTGCTGAGGTTGAATGACCACTTGCAAAAATTTTAAATGAACAATCACACCTATGAGAATTGGGTGAAGATAAAAGAAATATTTGAAAAATCTGGTAACACAAACAACATGTTCTACAAGAGAGCATGTGAAATAATTAAGACAAAAGTAGATCCATTAGAAAAATTCTTAAATGGATAAAGAATTGGATGAACTAGTTAGTAGATCAGAAGTTCAGGAGATGATTGATGCTGCAATACGTAAACACAATCGTAATGCTTCGATTATTTCTATGTGTGTCGGTTGGGTCGTTCTTGCTTTATTTGCTGAGGGTCTCCTCAGACTCATAGGAGTTATCCCACCACTGATGCCATGGCTCAAAATCACTCTGAACTAATCTTTTTAGTTCCTTGGTTTGTTCTTATGGGTATTGCTATCTCCATGTTTGTTCAAGGATGGATGTTAATGAATGCTCACTATGGATATTCCAAAAATCCAAAGATAAAGCATCCAGAAATGAATGATGTTAAAGCAGGTGACAGTTTGATGAGTATAAAAATTTTAAGTGTTGACGACCTTGGGGATTCAGAGTATGATGACCTTTATAGAAGGATAGAGCAACAAAAGTTGCAAGAATTATTTGAAGAACCTTCTTCTTATGAGGATGACCCTGAATGATGACTTACACAGTAAAAGAGTTTCAAGATGATTTTGACAATCTTATGAATAGAGTAGAAGGTGGAGAACACATAGGTATTGTAAATGAAGAAGGAAGAACTGTAGTAATTATTCCAGTTGATGATGAACTGATAAAAATGTACACTGAATTGAATAACGAAGCACAATAACTTTAAGGGAGCATAGCTTAATGGTTAGAGCGGGCTCCTTATAAGGGCTTAGTCTGGGTTCAACTCCCAGTGTTCCCATTTGCTATTTGCAAATAGCAAATGCCAGTCTTGGGATGACTTTAAAAGCACCCTGGTCGGGAAGAAACCCCCTCAGTCATGGAGAGACTTTAAAAATACTGGTGGAGTCAATATGACCCCCTTTGGTTTCTTGCTTCCTTCAAGAGCAAGTGGTGCTGATGGGATCTTACTCCCGCCTGGTTTCCAGTTTCCAGTTAAAGAATTGGTGGCGAGCCTGAGTTACACAAGAGGAGTTGCATAAACTTCTCTTTTTTTGTATAATAAGATAAAGTATTTTTTAGTATGAAAATTTTAAGTAGTGCTAATTTTGCAACACTTCATAATGATGAAACTATATTTTATTCACATGTATTTGATTTGGATATAGTTTTTGATAAGATTAGTCAAAAAGAAAATGATGTTATATTAATTACTGGATGTGGAGATATTTCTATAGATAATTTTTGTGCACCAAGTAATGTCAAATATTGGTTTGCCCAGAATGCATTATCTAATGATCATAGGATTATACCTATTCCAATTGGCATGTGTAATGGATTTGAACATCACATTCCAGGACAAAGATCAATTGGGTGTGGAGGGACTTATGAATACTGTGATACTGTATCTCAGATATTAATTGATATGTTTCTAAATGATACTACAGTGCCAAATGATTTTATATATGCTAATTTCACTGTGGGTACAAACGAAGGATATAGATCAGTCATAAGAGATATTGCTTTAGAAAGTGAGTTTATTAATTATGAAGGACCAGAAGATGTTGGGTTTGTTTCTGGCGTTGGTAAGTATTTGGAGGATGATGGTCCCAAAAAGTATATTGAAAAACTTTTAAATCATGAGGCAATTTTGTGTCCTATTGGAGCTGGAATAGATACTCATAGATTGTGGGAAGCATTATATTGTAAAAGAATTCCTGTTACTATTAACTGCAATACTTTTAGGCATGAGAAAGTAAGTCAATCCCCACATCATGAAGGAGAGTTTTGGCATATTCCACCACTACAATATGAATATTCAATTTACACTAAACTTTATTCAAAATTACCTATAGTGGTTTTAAATAGTTATAGGGAATTATTTGATAGGAAACGTTTGGAAAGATTGATTCAGGAACAAAAGGAAAAGGAATTTGATACTCAATTATTAGATTTTAATTACTGGGAAAAAATGATTTTAGATTTGGAAAAAACTCTTTGACTATGAATAAATTATATTTCTACAACAACTATCACTATGGGGATTGTTTAGTATCCTTACATTTCTTAAATTATTTGACTAAAGTTAATGATGTTGAGTGTGAGTTTAGTTGCAAATCTGAATATCATGATCAGCTAAATGAATTGATTTCTTTGAATGATAAAGTTAGTTTGTCTGAACTGCCAAGAGAAAACTATGATTCATTAGATTTTAGGACACATTCTGGACCAAATCGTGCAATTAATCTTTGGTGCTGCCCATCATTAAGAAGAATGTGGGGAGAGGATGTAGAAAAATTTCCTGCATACTCTGATAAGTTTCCAACTATGTTAGACTTGGGAACAGTTTTGATTGAAATTTGGAGGTTTGTTTGTCAAACAAATGACTTAACATTTCCTTTTGAGAATAAAGATGATATTATTTTTGATGAAGAGATTTTACTTCAAGACACTTTAGATGCTGAGTATGATTTTCTTTTAGTGAATAGTTATTGCCATAGTGGGCAAATGAAAATTGCTCCTGATCAGCAAGATGATTTGTTTTTACAAGTGATAGATTTGTTGAAAGAACACAATAAAACATTTATAACCACGCATAAACTTTTAGATTATGAATGTACAACTGACTACAATCTTTCTTTAGTTGGTATTGGTCAGTTATCTAAAAGATGCAAAGTTCTTCTTGGAGTTCCAACTGCCCCTCTTTGGATGTCTCTAAATAAGTGGTCACTGCAAAATTGTATTAAATTTGTTAACTATACAAATGATATAGTTGCTTATGATTTTGGAGATAAAACAACTAACATTAATGATTTGGATGAATTGTACCAAGAAGTTTGTAATTTAATTAAACAAGTATGAAAGCAGCAGTATTAGTAGAAATTAATGCCCCTCTTGCAGTCAAAGAAGTAGAACTTACTGAACTGAAAGTTGGACAAGTATTAGTCAAAGTTCTCATGAGTGGATTGTGTGGAGCACAACTCCATGAGATTAGAGGGCATAAAGGAAATGCAAAGTTTCTTCCACACCTGATGGGTCATGAGGGTTGTGGAATAGTTGAAGATGTTGGACCTGGCGTTACCACAGTTAAGGTTGGTGATAAGGTGGTAATGCACTGGCGTCCTGGTTTTGGAATTGAAGCACCTTTCCCATCTTATGTCATGGATGGAAAAACTATGAGTAGTGGTAAGGTTACTACTTTAAGTGAATACTCTATTGTTTCTGAAAACAGATTGACTACAGTTCCTCAAGATACTCCACCAGAACTTTGTGCTATTCTTGGATGTGCTCTGACAACAGCTATGGGCATTATTGATAATGAAGTTGACTTGAAGTTTGGTGAAAGTGTTGCTGTTGTTGGTTGTGGTGGTGTTGGATTAAATTTGATTCAAGCAGCATCTATGAAGAGTGCATGTCCAATTTATGCTATTGATAATAATGTAGAAAAGAGAGAGTTGTGCTTTACTGCAGGGGCAACTACTTTTACTGATAGTGTAGAGAATATTGACAAGGTGGATATTATTATAGACACTACAGGAATTCCTGAAGTTATTACTAACTGTATTTCTAAATTATCAAATACAGGTAGAATGATTCTTGTTGGGCAACCTGCACCAGGAAAACTGGTTGAGGTTATGAATGCAGTTAATCTTTTTAATGGCATGGGTCAGAGTATCAAAGCAACTCAAGGAGGAAAAACAAATCCTCAAGAAGATATTCCAAGGTATGTAAAGATGTACCAAGAAGGAATTCTTGATGTGAAACAATTTGTGACACATTATTTTACATTAGATCAAATTAATGAAGCATTTGATTTGCTCAAAACAGGTAATGCTGGTAGAATTATGGTAAAACTTTCAGAGGAACAAGCATGAGAAAGAAGTGGACTAAAGAAGAATTAATTTCTTTTGAAAATCATATTGGTGATCTGTACCTTGATAATAAACTTCCATTTCTTTTTCACTTATCTGGTGGCAACGAAGATGAGTTGATTGAAATCTTTGATCAGATTGAAGATGGAGACTATGTAATTTCAAATCATAGAAATCATTACCATGCTCTTCTTCATGGTGTTCCTCCTGAAGTTGTTGAGGATAGAATCCTTAATGGTAGAAGCATGTTTATCTATGATAGAGAAAGAAACTTCTTTGTTTCTGCTATTATTGGTGGAACTCCTGCTATTGCTGCTGGTATTGCCTGGGCTCTTAAGAAGAAAGGATCTAAGAAAAAAGTCTGGTGTTTTATTGGTGATGGTACAGAAGATAATGGACACCTGTTTGAAGCAGTTAGATATGTTGATGGATGGGATCTTCCCTGTACTTTTGTAATTGAAAGTAATGATAGGTCCTGTGAAGCAAGTAATGCAGATCGTTGGGGTAAGAAGGGGCACCTTAAATGGGATTCTCCATCAGTCATCAAGTATCAGTATGAGTGCACGTACCCACACTGTCGTAAACCTGGAATGATTGACTTGTCTAAGGCAGTCAAGAAAACTGATGATGAATACTTTCCTCCACTTGAGGAGTTTGTGTACCCAGAGGTTGCTGAGAGTGACATTTCCTACAAGGATGCTATTGTCCAATCCATGACTGAACTTGGTGAAGCAGGAGCAGTGTTTATTGGATATAATGTTGCTTATGGTGATGCTATGGGAACTCTGAAGAATGTTCCTACAGAACAAAAACTTGAAACCCCAGTGGCAGAAAATCTAATGGCAGGTCTTGCTATTGGTATGTCATTTGAAGGATTTATTCCTGTTGTGTATTATGAACGTCATGACTTTATGGCTGTTGCTTCTGATGCAATCATCAATCATATTGATAAGATTGAAAGGATTTCTCATGGTGAATTTAAAGTTCCTGTGATTATTCGTGCTGTGACTGCAGATGCTGGTCCATTTTATTCTGGCATCACACACTCTCAAGACTTCACCAATCTGTTCAAGGCATCAGTAAGTTTTCCTGTGGTTGATCCTGTGACTGGCACAGATGTGCTCAAAGCAGTCAGAGGTGCCAAAGAAAGTGGAAGACCTATGATGTTGATTGAAAGAAAATCAAGGTATTGATGAAAAAGATACTTGTTGTTGGAGAGAGTTGTAGAGATGTATTTGTTTACTGCGATTCTTTTAGACTGTGCCCTGAAGCACCAGTACCAGTTTTAAACATTATAGATCAAAGAGAAAACCCAGGCATGGCTGGAAATGTTCGTAGGAACATAGAAAGTATATCTGGTAAAGTAGATATCTACACAAATCCTAATTGGTACGAATTAACTAAAACAAGATATGTTCATCAAGAAACAAATCATATGTTTTTTAGAGTTGATAGTACACAAAAAATAGAAAGAGTTGATACTAGTAAACTTGATTTTGATTATGATGCTGTTGTAATATCTGATTACAACAAAGGATTTTTAGAGCCAGAAGACATTAGTTTTATTTGTGATAATCATTCTAATGTTTTTATTGATACTAAAAAGACATTAGGAGATTGGGTTAGCAAAGCTAGGTTTATTAAAATTAATGATGTTGAATATAAAAACTCAAAGCAATTTCTGACTAAAGAGTTGTCTAATAAAATCATTCATACTATGGGTGGTTTGGGGTGTGAGTATCAAGGTAAAAGATACCCAACAAAGAAAGTAGAGGTCAAAGATTTATCAGGGGCAGGAGATACTTTTATATCTGCATTTGTTGTAAAGTTTTTGCAGACAGATGATGTTGGAGAAAGTATTAAGTTTGCCAATCAGTGTGCAGCAAAAGTTGTATCACAAAGAGGAGTTAGCGTGATATGAAAAATTTAAGTCATCAGTTCATATAAATGATTATTGTTACTGGTTCAAGAGGGTTCATAGGTAAAAATTTTCTAAAGAAAATAAATGAACCCATTATAGAAGTAGAACAAGATGATGCATATAAGTTTATTAGTGGATTTGATAAATGGGATCAAGTTTCCTTGATCCTTCATCAAGGAGCAATTTCTTCTACCACAGAAACTAATATTAGAACGCTTTATCATCATAATGTAGCATTCAGTTTATTTTTATTTGAGAAAGCAATTCAGTATCAAATTCCAATTAAGTATGCATCATCTGCTTCAGTCTATGGGAATACTAAAGGTCAGATTAATCCATTAAATTATTATGCAATTACAAAACTGCAAATGGATTATTATGTTCAGGACAATATTGATAAGTTTTCTTTAGTGCAAGGTTTTAGATACTTTAATGTCTATGGTGATGGTGAAGATGCTAAAGGTGATCAAGCAAGTCCAGTCAGTAAATTTACTAAACAAATTAAAGAGACAGGTAAACTAAAACTGTTTGAAGGCTCTGATAAATTTTTAAGAGATTTTGTTTGTGTGAATGATGTGGTAGATATTGTTTTGAATAACAATAGTCCTTCTGGAATTTATGATTTGGGAACAAGTAATCCAGTTAGTTTTCAGTATGTTGCTGAGTGTGTGTCTAAAAAGTATGATGGGGAAATAGAATATATTCCTTTTCCAGAGCATTTAAAAGGCAAGTATCAAGACTATACTTGTGCTAAAACAGAGTGGAGCAACTATAAATTTATGACAGTGGAAGAGTATTTGAAATGATTACAGTATGGGTAAATGGTTGTTTTGATATTTTACATCCAGGACACATAGAACTTTTTAAAGTTGCCAAGTCTTTGGGAGATAGATTGATTGTAGGTGTTGATGAAGATGAGAAGGTGAGTAAAGATAAAGGTCAAGATAGACCTATCAATACTTTGCATTTTCGTAAATCTATGTTAGAATCTATAAAGTATATTGATGTAGTCTTACCCTTTGGTAGTAAAATTGAACTAGAACAACTTATAGAACTGTATTCTCCAGACATACTTTTAGTTGGTGGTGATTGGAGAAATGGAGAAGTAGTTGGAAGACAGTTTGCTAAAGAAGTAAGATTTTTCAATCGTGTTGGTAATTATTCCACCACAGGTATTATATCCAAAATAAATAGTATTTTGTAATTATTAAAAGTATGGAAAACATGAAAGTAGTTGATGCAGAAAGTTCTCATCCTTATGTCAGTATTGTTAAGGAATCTCTTGAGAAATGTTCTGAATACAATAGTCAACTAATTCCTCTTGTATTAGACATGCATGGAATGTCTGGCAAGAAGTATAGGCATTTTATTAATAATGTAATTGCATCTATTCCTGATGCAAGATATTTAGAAGTTGGTTCTTGGAAAGGGTCTACTCTTTGCTCAGCAATCTTTAATAATAATGTAACTGCTTATGCAATTGATGATTGGAGCACTGATGGTGGTCCAAAAGAAGAGTTTACTTCAAATGTAGAAAAGTGTATTGAAGCTTCTAATGAAGATTTGGAAATTGATGTAAACTTTGAAGAGAATGATTATAGAAAAGTAGACTACACAAAGATTGGAAACTTTAATGTTTTCCTTTATGATGGACTGCATGAAGAACAGGATCAATATGATGGAGTTGTACTTCCATATGAAACATTAGATGATGTTTTTATTTTGGTTGTAGATGATTGGAATTGGAGTGGTCCAAGAGATGGGACTATGAAGGCAATACAAGAACTTAATTTAGAAGTTCTATATTCTGTTGAAATCGATTCATCTGAAACATACAATCAAGGAATTTCTTTTCAAGGTAGTGATTGGCATAATGGTTATTTTATTGGTGTTCTCAAAAAACCAAATTGATGAAGTACGTAGTTGATATTGATGGGACAATTTGCACTTCAGTTTTTGATGGAATTTATGAAGAAGCAACTCCCATACAATCCCACATAGACAAAATAAATAAGTTGTATGATGAAGGTCACCAGATCATTTATCTTACGGCTAGAGGCATGGGTAGGTATGGTAATAATGCTGCTCTTGCAAAAAGAATGTTTTATGAACTTACAAAAGACCAATTAGATAGTTGGGGATGTAAGTATCATAAACTAATGTTGGGCAAACCCTCAGGGGATTTTTATATTGACGACAAAGGAATTAATTCTGATGACTTCTTCAAAAGTTAAATTTGTCCCTAAGGGTTGGGGATTTGAAAAGTGGATTGTGAATACAAAAGATTACTGTGGTAAACTATTGTATTTTGCAAAAGGTAGAAAGTGCTCTTGGCACTATCATTTAATTAAAGATGAAACCTTTTATATTCAATCAGGTAAGATCTTGCTATTCTATGGTGAAGATGATGAGATTGAAACTGCACAAAAAAAGATTTTAAGAAGAGGAGATACTTTTCATGTTCCTGTAGGACTTAGACATAGAATGTATGCTTTAGAAGATACAGAACTGTTTGAGTTTTCTACACAACATTTTGAAGAGGACAGTATTAGAGTTATTAAGGGGGACTGATGATTAGTATTGTTACTGGAACATTAAACAGAGGACCTTTTCTTCAAGGTTTGATTGAGAATACAGTTGAAGCAAATGAAAAACTTGAACTTGTATTAGTAGATGGTGGTAGCACTGATGGAACTATTGAGTATATCAAAGAAGAAAATCATCCAAGAATTAAATTGATTGAGGTTGGAGGTAGAAGTTCTTACCCCCACTTTATGAATCTTGGAATTCAACATGCATCACATGAAATTGTTTGTCAGTGGAATGATGATGTTCTTCTTGCAAATGACTGGGAAGAAGTATTTTCGGAGATAGATGATGAGCATGATTTTTATCTATTCAACTGGAAATATGGAAATGTTTCTGATATGACTAATCCTGATTGGTTGTCTGGTAATGATCATAGTAATGATTGGTTTTTGACTAATGCAAAACCAGAACATAATATTGTCATGAACTATGGGTTGTATAAGAAGAAAATATTTAGAGAGATTGGAATGTATAATAGTGAGTATAGGTACTATGCTGCAGATGGAGACATGGCAGAGAGGGCTTATTACTTTGGGTATAAGGTAAAAGATTTAAGACATATTAAAGTTTGTTCATTAATTACAGATAAGGTTGCACAATATTTTTCTGATGATATGGAAATTTTGAATAAGAATGTTTCTTTATATCAAAACAAAATTCTCCCAACTAATATTGAAGTGTTAAAGTAATGGATAAGAAAAAAATTAATTTGGTTGGTGATTCATTCACACATTTAACTGGAGGAAACAAAGGTTATTCTGTAGCTGGAAAAGAATCCAAGTATATTCAGTGGGTTAAAGATGGTAGTGGTGACTCTATTTGTTATGTTGACAACACTTTGGAGCAAGCATTTCTTGATGAAGATAGAGGAATTCCAAAGTATGCTTGGTTACTTGAATCTAAATTTGTCACCCCACAGATTGTAGATTCTGTAAGATTAAATCCAGAAAGATATTTGGAAAAATTTGATATTATCTTCACTCACAATCAAGATTTGTTAAAGATAGATCCTAAATTTAAGTGGGTTCCTGCCCAAGGATTTTGGATTAAAGAACCTAAAGTTTATGAGAAATCAAAAATGATTTCTTTTATTACTTCAAATAAAAACTTTACTGAAGGTCATAGAAAAAGATTAGAGTGGGTTGAAAGAATAGGTGATCAAGTTGACCTCTATGGTAGAGGATTTAATGAGATTGCTACTAAAGAAGAAGGTCTTTGTGATTACATGTTTTCTGTGGTGATTGAGAATGGATTCTATGAATCTTATTTTACAGAGAAGATTATGGATTGCTTTGCTACTGGAACTATTCCAGTTTATTTGGGAACACCTGATATTGGAAACTTTTTTAACAAAGAAGGTATTGTTGATTTGACAGAAGAGTTTGACGTTTCTGAAGAAATTTACTATAGTAAGATTAATGCTATTAAAGATAATTTGGAAAGAGTTAAAGAAATGGAAGTCCTTGAAGACTTTATTTACAAAAATTATTTGGAGAACTGAATGAGCACATTAGTTTATATTGGTACTAATGAAGGATATGGTCTGGAAGAGTATGTAGATCTTTATGATAAAGTTTATGCTTTTGAGCCAGACCCAGAAATGTTTGGGACACTTGTGGATAAGTTCTCAGATAGAGATCATGTAGTTTTTGTCAATTCTGCATGTTCAGATACTGCTGGCATTAAGACACTTTATGTTACAGAAAACAGACATTCTACTTCTCTTTCTAATTTGTCTGACTATTCTTTAACTTATGGATTCTCTGGAGGTAAAGAAGCATTTAAAACTTTTGATGTTGATTGTGTCAATCTTTATGATTATCTTGTAGAGCATAAGATTGATTATATTGATACTCTGATCACTGATTGTCAAGGAAGTGATTTGTCTATTATCAAAACTATTAAATCTTATATTGACAATAAAAAAATTGGTGAATTGTTTTGCGAGACACATGGAACTTCTGTAGAACTTTATGCTGGTTTGAATAATCAATTTGATGGGTTTAAAGAAGTATTGTCTGAAAACTACGAAGTTCAAGATTTCTATCTTGATGGAAAGCTAATGTCAAAAGATGGTGAACCTTTTGTGGAATGGGATACTCACTGGGTGCTAAAGGATGCTGACATTTAATCAGTTAGGAAACCTTGGAAGATTAGGGAATCAAATGTTTCAGTATGCCTCTTTAAGAGGTATTGCTGCGAATAGAGGATTTGACTTTAGCATTCCTCCAGAACATATGTTTGGAAAAACTGACCCTAATGTAAAAAATTGTTCTACTAATATTCACACTGCTTTTGAACTTAAGCAATACAATCAAGGTCTTTCTAATAACAGAATGATTCAAGAATGTGGATATCATTTTGATGAAACCTTATTCAATACCTGTGATGATAATGTAGATCTCTATGGATACTTCCAGTCAGAGAAGTACTTTAAACATATTGAAGATGAGATTAGAAAAGATTTTACGTTTCATCAAGATGTGGTAGAATCTTGTAGAGAAATTCTTGACAATCAAGAAGTTATCTCTTTGCACATTAGAAGAAGTGATTACTTACATCTTCAGTCATTTCACCCAGTGCCACCAATTGAATACTATACTGAAGCATTAAAGAAACTTCCAAATCTTCCTGTGTTTATTTTTTCTGATGATCCTGAATGGTGTTCTATGAGAAGTGAATTTGATGCAGATAGATTTTTAATTTCAGAGTCAAATGATGCTGATTTTGATATGTGTCTTATGTCTATGTGTAAGTATCATATTATTGCTAATAGTTCTTTTAGTTGGTGGGGGGCATGGTTAGCAAAAAGCGAAAAAGTTATTGCTCCTAAAATTTGGTTTGGACCTTCTCTGATGGACCATGATACCTCAGATCTTTATTGTGATGGTTGGGAAACATTATGATTTTAACTGATTATTTTCATAAAACTTTGTGCATTAATCTTGATTCCAGATTGGATAGATGGGAAGAAGCACAGAAAGAATTTGCAAAACATGCATTTAATGTAGAAAAAGTTTCTGGTATTGAAGGTTCTAAAATGAATCTTGATTTCCCATCAGAGATTAAAGAAGGTGCAGTAGGTTGTGCATTGTCACAACTGTTTTGTATTAAGTATGCAAAGCAACTTGGACTTACTGATTTTCTTTTACTGGAAGATGACATTCAGTTTGATGAAAATGTAAACAAACTGTTTACACAGTATATTGAAGAGGTTCCATCTGACTGGGATATGTTATATCTTGGAGGACAACACTTCCATGGTATGAATCTTCAACAAGTATCTGAGCATGTTTATAAATGTGAGTATACATTAGCAGCACACTCAGTCGCATTTAAAAGCACAGTCTATGATAGATTTATTGGCAATTTAATTGATATTACCAAACCTTGTGATGTGCATTATGCAGAATCACATGCAGAAATCAACGCATATGTTATAATTCCTCATTTAACCTGGCAAAGGAATAGTTATTCTGATATTGAAAAAGCAAATGTGGATTATACATTCTTAAAACAACATAGATATCCACAGTGGGGTAGACCATAAATGAAAAGTTTAGTAACTGGTGGATGTGGATTTATTGGATCTAATCTTGTTAATAGATTAGTAGAAATAGGTCATGAAGTTATAGTTTTAGATAGAGTTGATTCAGTTCAAAAGAATAAGAAAGCTTTGTATTATCTTCAAGATCTTTCAGAAAGACATACTAAGTACTCTTATTTGTTTGAAGGTGTTGATAATGTTTTTCATTTAGCATCAGAAATTTCTATTCCATATTGTGTAGAATATCCAAATGAAAGTATGTCCAACAATACTCTTTCTACATTAAATGTTCTTGAATGTTGTAGAATTCATAATGTGAACAAGTTCATGTTTTCATCTACTTCTGCTGTTTATGGAAACACATTTTTTATTCCAAGTTTTGAAACTAATCAAGTTCACTGTTTGAATACTTATGCAATTTCAAAATACACTGGAGAACAACTCTGCAAAATGTATTATGAATTGTATGGTCTGAAGACAGTTATATTCAGATATTTTAATGTTTATGGAGAAGGTAATCCAAAGACAGGGCAGTATGCTCCAGTAATGTCTATATTTTCTCAACAAAAATTAAAGAAAGAACCTTTAACTATAATTGGAGATGGTCATCAGACAAGAGATTTTGTTCATGTCTCTGATGTGGTTCTTGCCAATATTCTTGCATCTCAAAAAGAAATGAAAACTTATGGTGAAGTTTATAATGTTGGGACAGGAGTAGGAACAGAGATTAAAGAAATTGCAAATCTTATTTCTTCATATCAAATTAGTGTTCCAGAAAGACCTGGAGAAGTTTTGCATTCCAGAGCGTCTATAGATAAAATTAAAAATGATTTAGCTTGGAATTATAGTATAAATGTTTTAGACTGGATTAAAAATAATGACTGATACATCAACAGTAAAAAAGAAACTTAAAGGCATAGGTCCAATTCTTTGGATTAATCTTGATACAGAAACTAACAGACAAGAACACATGCAATCTTTGTTTCAAGAATATGACATTCCCAATACAAGGATTTCTGCTATTGATGCAAGGGGAAATAATGATGTTAGTGATTTATTAGTAGGCAAGTTTCCAGAACTGATTACTCAAGGTGAACTTGGATGTACTATGTCGCACCTTAAAGCAATCAAATATTTTTATGAACAAACAAATTTAGATTATATTATTATATGTGAAGATGATATTGTATTTGATACAGTCCCTTATTGGCCTTTTACTTGGGGTGGATTTATGTCTTATGCTCCATATGATTGGGATGTATTACAATGTGCAATTACCAGCACCAAAAATCTTAGGGCAAACTTACACCCAAGATTGATTAATGATTTTTGTGCTGCATTTTATGTGATTACAAGACACCATGCAGAAAAAATTCTTAAGTTACATGTAAGAGGGGATAAGTTTAGATTAGATCAAAAGCTTAAACCAAGAGCTACATCAGAAGAAATCATCTACAATACAGGTAGAACATATTCTATGCCACTGTTTACTTATAGATATGACTTTGACTCTGGCATTCATCAAGATCATATAGAAATATTCCACAAAAATAATGTTGAAGGTGTTCTTAATTTTTGGAAGAATAGACCACCAGAGATGGGAACAGCACAACTATTAGATTATGACTTCTATGGATTCTGGGAACCTTTGATAGGTTGACAATATTTTTTAATTATGTTACAATTAAAATTCCATTAAGTAAATCTTAAGGGTCTCTAAATAGTGAGGTTTTATTTAAAACCTTCAATTGTTGTTTAGCAAAAACGAAAAAAAATTTATGAAACAATTTATTGCTCTTGCTGCTCTTCCTTTTATGGCAGCACCTGCTATGGCAGCTCCTTATGTAAATGTGGAAGCAAATGTAGGTCTTACTGGTTCTGACTATGTTGGAACTGTTACCGAAGCTCATGTGGGTTATGAAGGTAAGTCTGGAACTTTTGCATACTATGGTCAAGTAGGTCCTGCTCTTGTCACTCCCAACTCTGGTGACACTACTGTTCAAGTGTCTGGTAAAGTTGGTGGATCAGTTGCTGCTACTGAAAACCTGAGTGTCTATGGAGAGTATTGGTTGCTGACTGGTGCTGAAGTTGAGAATCTTACTTCTAACTTTAAAGCTGGTCTAAAGTACACTTTCTGATATTGTTAGAATATCATAACAGCATTAAGTATAAATGATTACTAGAGGGGCTTGACCCCTCTTTATTTTTGCTATATAATTATGTAATAGTTCTTTACAAAACTACAATGACTGTAACAACTAATGATCGTGGTCAACAAAATATGTGGGCAACTGAGCCTACAATGTATTATGAAAACTATGGTATGGATTCACCCAATCAAGTAAAGGAGAAAGTCAATGGACGCTGGGCTATGGTCGGTATTATTGCTGGGTTTATTTCTTATGCTCTCACTGACAAGTTCTTCTTTGGAATCTTCTGAAGACCTACAACCTATCAAACAAGAGGTTACTGATGACTGAAACAATTTTTACCATCACCACGGTTGCTTTTTTTGTAACGCTATGTTATGCTGTAGAGCAACTCTCTGAGACTTATTGATGATTGGCAATCTTGAACCAGAAGAAAGGGTGTTGTCAGACATACCTACTTCCACTAATACTAGTGACATGCTTGGGCAATTTGCTTCAGTTCTTACTGAATTGATTGAGACAGGTGCCTGGGATCATAATACTAAACTTGAAGTCAAGCTTGCTGGCACCTTAAAAAATGACAAGTTTATTGTCATCAAACCAATCAAACAAGTGGTATCATCCACACCAAACCCTGAACTCAAACAACAACACACCTATCAAGGAGAAACAAAATGAAATTCGGTTTTACCCCTGAGGCAGAAGTCCTCAACTCACGTCTTGCAATGCTTGGATTCGTCGCAGCAGTTGTATCATACTTTCTTACTGGACAAATTATTCCTGGAGTGTTTTGATATAATAAGTAATAATCAGAAACTCTGTCCTAAATACTGGACAGAGTTTTTTTGTATATGTCAAGAGGTCATCTGACAAAGGACATTATGAGATGTGAAGTCCTTAAACTTAAAGTGGACCTTGATAATGAATGGATGAACAAATCTGTACATGATCCTAAATGGTTAGCACATCAATACTTAAATAAGGTCTTGGAGAAGTTAGAAGAGTATAGGTCTTGATAAATAAGTCAGACGTCTATAACTCATATGACCCTAGATCTTCATAACTTTTTCAAGTATTATGATGATGGCAATTCAAATCATGTGGCAGCAGTGCAGTGGTTAGAGGATAACCTTCCTTCTGAATACATGGACGATTCTGAAACTGATTGGGTTAGAATTTTTAGAACAAAACCACCTACCCCAGCAGTTCTTGAAGTTCCATACTTCAATCAAGTAGATAACTACAGAGATGCACATAGAACTTGTAATAGTTCATCATGTGCTATGTGCCTTGCTTTTTTAAAGCCAGGTTCAATTAAAGGTGATGATGAGTATGTTAAAAAAGTATTTGCTATTGGTGACACAACCGACCACACAGTTCAAACAAAGGTTCTGGCAGGTTATGGCGTTAAGTCACACTTTAGTTACAATCTTTCTTTTGCTGATATTGATAAAAGTCTCGATGCTGGGAAACCTGTTGTTATTGGTATCCTTCACAGGGGTCCTTTATCTGCACCTACTGGTGGGCACATGTGTGTTGTGATCGGTAAGACCCCTGATGGTAAAGGTTACTACTGCAATGATCCATATGGTTCATGTAATGATAACTACACTGGACCAGTGACAAATGGTAAGAAGACCATTTATACCAAAGCAATGCTCAAGTATCGTTGGTGCCCAGGTGGCAACGATGGTTGGGGTAGAATTTTCGATTGAGGTAAAAATGAAAAACTTACTACTTGCATCAATAGTTTCTTTTGGATTTGTTGGGGCAGCATCTGCACAGTATCGAAGTAGACCTTATCCTATCAAACCTTCACCATTTCCTGGTTGTGTAACTGGAAAAGAAAGATCATGTCCAACCAATAGATTGCCAAGAGCTACTCCAGGATTCACAGTTTGTTGGGATCCAACTTGCACTACTTACAGAAAAAAACCCTTTAATATAAATTCTAATAATTCTGTTTTTAAATAGGAAATAAAAATGGCAAAAGTAGATTTACACAACTTCTTCAAATATTATGATGATAAGAATGCCAATCATGTGAAGGCAGTTCAGTGGATGGAAGATCATCTTCCTATTAAATATCTTGAAGATAATGTAGAGTGGGCAGAGATTTACAGAGGAAAAAAGTCTAATGCTGCACCAGCACCTGCTGCTGCAGCACCTGTAACAGGTGGTGATGATGTTCCAATGATGGGTATCAAACTTATTAAAGAGTTTGAGGGATGTCATCTCAAGGCATATCCTGATCCTCTGACTGGTGGACTTCCAATCACTATTGGTTGGGGA